GAATAAACAGTATCTAGTACTTTAGTTTTAACAAAATTTTCTGTTTGTATATCAAAACACATAACATTATCATTTTTTTCTATATCTTTTATCATCTTAAAACCATTTTCGGTTTTAATTAATGTATCCCATTTTAAACATTTTCCATAAGGCTCTGTTCTTGAATCTTCTAATCTAAAATGAACGATTCGGAACGCTTGGATTGTATCAGAACCTTCTGCACCATGTTGAGATGCACCGCCATAATTACCGCTAGTACCAGCTACTGGCATATATGAATTATATTCTCTATTTTCATCTAGCTTTCTATCTTTATGTTTCTTAAAATGTAATAGTCTTTTCTTTGCTTCTACTCTTTCTATGGTAGCAGGGTCAATATAATTAAGATATAAAACACCAGGGTCTTTCTTATTGATAACAAGTTCTTCAAATCTGTCACCATACATACACATACCTTTTGCTTTATCCCAAGCAGAGTTATCTATTTTTAATTCATCAAAGAATAATTTCTCTAGCTCTTCTACAACGGCTCCCTTGTCAGATATTATTTCCAAAACATGACCGTTTGCACCTCTTTGAACAACTTCATCGGCAATAAGGTCTAAAGCAGCATGAACTTCTGGATTTCTTTCCATTGATTCATATTCTACATATCTGTCAACTCTATTATGATAAAAATTATTTACTGATTCAGATAAACTTTTACTTGCATCATGAAAATCTTTATTATCTTTTTCTCTTTCATAACCAGTTAATACTCTTTCATCAGAATTTGTATTAATATCTTTATCAATGAATGCTCTACGATTTATCCAACCTTGTAAAGCACGAAAGATACCGCCACCTTTAGCTTCTTCTTTCTGGTTTTCATTATTTGGTGCTATGTTTTTATATGTAGGCATATTTATAATCCTTTATTGTGTATAACTCTTTTAATCTACGCTATTAACTTTGTTTTTCCTTGTTTTTTTCAAAGATGCTAGTTCTTATCTTCTCTTGAGTATTTTGCCCAAATAACCAATAGTTCTCTTCATAGAATTGTTCTATATATACTTTATCGTTATATCCCCAAACATTTGCACGGGCCAATAAGCCATCGTCTCTAGTAATTTGAGCTTGTTCTTGACTTCTATAGCTAAGTAAATCATCTTTTAAATAACATAAAATAGCTAATGAGATTACAAGGTCATCATTATTTCCAGAAGATGCCTTTGGTTTACCATCTCTTTCATTCCAAATAAATCCTAATAATTCGTCAATGGTTCTTCTGCCATTTATTTTAACACCGTTATTTTCAAAATCATCTATAAGAGCATTGATTAAGATTGGTCTTGATTTTGGTGAAGTTACCCATCCATAATCAGCATAGAGAGATTTACCACCTTTTCTTCTTGAATATAAATTCTTATATTTTATTTGATTAATTAAATCAGACATAACCGCTTCACCTGGATAGTTTCTTTCAACTACTAATACAGCATCATTATAATAATGTGCTACTTCTGATAAAATCTTTGCATACTTATTAGTATTAATTCTGTTCTTATATTCTACTACTTGTTCTCTTGTATCTAAATCAAATACATGAAATGATGAATAATTTTTAGCGGCTCCAGTGCCAACATCTGCGATAACAGCGTATGCTTTAGGTACTTCTATTATTTCTTTTTTCCCCAACTGGTTATTAACTATTTCTTTTGTAATTATTTGTGGTTCTTCAAATACATATAGTTTATCTATTTTCTCAAGTAATCCTTCACTATTAATTATATTGGAATGTAGATGTTCTTTTATAGGATAATTTAATAGAGCTTCTTTATCTAAAACTGTATCACCGGCAACAAGCCATTTTTTACACACCTCTTGTAGGAATGAATCTCTAGATGTATTTTTATATGCTCCATCTAACCAGTGTGGGTCTTCTAGATATTCTGGTACTTCCCACCATTCTGCTTCTACTAATGAAAAGTCTGTTTCACCTTGTTGTGTACCAGTTAATTTATCATAATACCAGCTACCAACACCAATAGTACCATTTCTAGTTGAAATAACTAATGCTTTAGAATCTTCTTTTCTAGATGTGGTAAAGTATGAACCACGCCACTGTGAATCCATATAATCAATAAAAGCTGCTTCATCAAATACTAATAAAGAAAGAGAACCAGAACGAGAACCGTCTTTTGTTTTAGGGAGAGATTTAGCATGAGAGCCGTTATTCCACTTAATTTCGTGAGCATTATCGCTTGCTTTAATAAATTGTGGTACATTTTGCATCCATTTGGGTAATGAATCGTAAGTACCTTTTAATTTATCTAGGAATCCTTTTGATTCCCTATCACTGATTGAAATAATATCAACTGTTTGATGTAATTTAAACATACATAACCAAAGTATATATACAGTTGTTGCTACCGACATACCAACCTGTCTACATTTATCTGTTATAGTATATTTATTTTCATTTAATGTTTTATAAAAAACTTGTTGGAATAAGTATGGTTCATATTGGATATAACCACCAGTTGGGTCTTTAATTTTAATATATTGACAGAAATGGACTATATCACTTTTACAATTACGGATTTCTTCTTTCATCCAGTCAATGGAGCCTGGTTCATAAGAATTTTCTTCTGCTAAAAACGGCCGCAAGTCATATTCTTTTTTCTTAGCTCGCTCTAAGCCTAAGAAATATTCATCTCTAGTTAGATTGTTTATGAATTGATGTTTTAGGGCTTTTTCTTTGAGGATGTCATAGTTTAAGGAGTAATAATCGAAGTATTTTATCATTAATTTTTTACACCTTTATTTTTTTTAAAGAACAGGGGCACAAGGCCCCTCTTCCTCACTCTGCAGAGTTATACTCTATAACTATTTCTTAGTTAAGAGCAGCGGTTACGGTAGAATTACCGAGTCCAACAACTCCATAGAATTTTTTCTCAACTGCTGCATAGAAAATATAACCAGCTTGTCCGACTACTGTACTTGCAGCTTTAAGAGATGAATAAGTTACAACTTTTTGAGTTGCATTTTCATCTGCTGTCTTGTCTCGCTTACCTGTTATACTATCACCAGAAGTGTAAGAATCTGTTCGTCTTGGTTCAAATGCCATGGGGGCCTCCTAAATTAAATATTAATATTTATTACAAATTAACTTTATTTTGGTAGTTTTTTTTTGTTATTTTTTACTATTTTGAAAATTGTTCCATTAATAGTCTTTTATTAGCTAAAATCTCTTTAGTAACTATCATAAATGTCCAACCTTTACTTTTACAGAATAATTGAGCCGCTTTGAATTTAGCAACATTCATAGGGGTTGCAATTTGTCCAGCCGGCTTTACTTCAATAAGAAGTTTATGATTAATTAATAAGTCGGGATAGTATCTTCTCCATTTATTTCCATATTTATATGGAATGGCTACTATTTCACTTTCCCAAGAATTAACATTATTACATTCATCTAAGAATTGAAATAAGTTTAATTCCCAAGAAGACCTAAACTTTTGTAGCCTCGGAGATTGAGGGCTTTTATAAATACCTTGAATCCAGTTGTTTTTCTTAACAACCTTTAGGATTCTACCTTTCATCGTTTATATCTAATACCAAAATCTTTAGCTCTTTTAGATTTTGTTACATCTATATCTGTTTTAAACATGTCATCACTAAAAGACTTGTTTAAGTTGTCTACGCTGTCTTGAGACTCTTTCTTGCTAATTAGACTAGCTAACTGCACTAACTTGTCTGTAGAGCTCTGTATGAGCTGCTGTGAGCCATTTAAAGCCTCTAACATGCCTGGAGTTATCTTTTCTGTCTTTTCTAATCTTTCTTTCATTAAATCAAAGGTTTCAATTGCTCTTTCTCTATCATCTTCTGCGGCTTTATATATTTTTTGAAAGGTTGTACTTGAATCTAAAATCATAAGAATACCTCCATTGAATTATCTTTTGCACCGATAACTTTAACACGTTGCAGGCTAGGATAAAGAGCTTTAATACTATCAATCATTCTAAGTAGTATTTTATTCTTTATTTTTTTAGTTGGGTCTAATGGTAAATCTGTTCTAATAGTTAATTTTGTATAAACAATAGTTTCATGTTTCTTTTTTTCAAGTTTTTCATAACTTTTTTTATTTTTAAGGTCATATAATTCTACTGTTTCTTTTGTTCCGGATAAAACTGCATAGGACCAGCTTATTCTATTTATAATTTCAGGTATACTTAATCTAGTAATATCACTTTTTCTAAGTTGAGCAGCATATTTACCATTAAGTTTCTCGGAATTTCTTTTTATATATTCTTCGAGTTCTTCTTTATCGTTTATATCTATTAAAAGATTACCAAGGTCATCTATCCAAAATGAATAGGTAACATTGTCTGTATTCTTAGCTTCGTTTAAAATTTTATCTAATTTTTTCATAGTCGGAACTTCTTTATTATAAGTGCTTTAACTTTTTCTGCTAACATATCTGGATTATCATCTTGTAGGTTTTCATGAACATCTACAATTTCTGGTTCTTTAAAGAATTGTTTTATTTTATTTTTAATAGTTTCTTCTGGTACCCCGTGAGTGTTTCTACCAGCATAATAAGAAGCTTCTTTATTAGGAATAATAGTAACACCTATAGTATAATAACCGCTTGTTTTAGCATGATTAACATATTTTTCATATTCCCATGGAGACATATTTGTATTATCACATATAACAATTGGAGCTTTATTATCAATTGATTCTTTAAAGGCAGATAGATTTTTACCGTGATATTCTGCTATTTTTGTTACATCAAAATTATAATCTCCTTTTTCATTAACAAAATAAGAATCTGTAGAATGAGTATCTGCTTTTACTAACTCATTTATCTTTTTTATAATTGTTGATTTTCCGGAGCCTTGTACTCCTCTCATTATAATAGCTAATTTAAAACTATCAAATTCTTCTATAAGTTTTTTAAGTCTCATCTGTTATGTCCTTTAAAAAATCATCTATTTCTTGCATTTTATTTAGTAATTCATCTATTTCGTTAAAATCACCTTGTATTTGTTTAGCTGCTTCGGATACATTATCTTTTTTATCAGTTTCTGTTGGATTATACGGGAGATTGTCTTTAGTAAGTTCTGATTCTGATTTATTAATTTCATCATTTATAGCTTTAAAATCTTGAACAGTTTTTATTACAGTAGAAAGTCCACCAGATGTAGCGACAAAAGCTTTAGCTAAAACATGATGCCATTTTTTAGAATTATGAAGTCTTTCAACACCCTTAACTTCAAGTATTCTTTGTCTTATTTTATTAGCAATTTTAAACAAAACTTCCTGAGCTTCATTTAACTTTTCTTTCATATCTTCTTTAGCTTTTTTAATATCATCTTTTGATGATTTATTATAAGATAAGGTTCTATATAATGCTTTATCTAAAACTTCTTTAGCGGCAGATATCTTTTTAAAATCTTCTTCATCTCCTCCAGCATCTGGATGGCTATATAATGCCATTTTACGATATTGTTTTTTAACATCATCTAAGGTAGAACCATCCTTTAGTCCTAGTATTTTTAAAGCTTCTTCTTTGGTTGTAACTAAAGCCTCTATTAGAATATCTTTTACTTTCACTCTTCCTCCGAAATGACAAACATTTTTGTATTCATATTGCTATTATATATATTAAATAAATCC